TTAATTTGTTCGGTCAATATCCTCAATGACACCGCTTGCTTTCTTAAGAGATTGTCGGCTTGTTCTAATGATTCGTTCGCATTCTGCAATGTCTGCATTGTCTTGGTCATTTCCGCTTTTGATTTGTTCAGTTGTTTGTTTAGCTGTTGTAATTGCTTGTTCCGCTCTTGCTGTCGATTCTGTTGCCTGTTTAAGTTGTTCTCTAGCGTATTTAATGTCTTGTCTTGCTCCTGTATTGTCTGCTTTAATATCTGATATTGTTCGGCTGATAGAGTAATCGTCTTTTGTTCCTGTGCAAAAACAGAAGACGATAAGCATGCCAACACCAACACAAACAACATAAGGATAGATTTTTTTACCAATTGTTCTGATTTTTTCATACATCATCTTTCCCCCTTTAGCATTTGTAATGCTTCACTACATTCGTCCTTAAATCGCTTTTCTAGTCCGTTCCTAACGGATTCCGCCCGTATCCATGCTTTACTTACTTTGTAGATAGCTACAATCAAATCATAGTCGAACCGCTTATCATCGACATAGGTGATATTGGGATACCCCGTATAGTCCTTGCCGTTGTACATAGACTTACATGCCTCTTGCCACATCTTGACAATTCGCCCCGTTCCGTATTGTACGGCTCGACTCCATATGACATCCCTCATTGCGTAACTGTGCTTTTTGGCGTGAAACCCCGCCCGCTCAAGGCTGCCCGCTGCCGTATCATAATACCGTTCTTTAATGTACGCCCACTGTGCAGCTGAAAATTCTGGACGGTCAAGTCTTGCACATTCACGCCAACCGCTGTCTATATCAGTGCTATGTCGTATAGTCGTTCCAATCCACGGGTAGTGCCTATCCGCCCAACGGATAAAGTCTTGTAAACTGCCCATTTTGCTTGATAGCTGATAGCAACCATAACTCTTACCACCTGGATCACCTTTCCCCGAACTGATAAGTCCAGGATTGCCGTTGCTTTCATATTTTGCACTTAAATCTCCTAACATGTCTTAACTCCTTATCTAAAAACCGCCATAATACAACACACTACAATAACCACAAGTATTGCATTAAAATATTTATCCATCGTTTTCCCCCTTGTAGTATAATTTTTCCCCTGCTGATGTAGAAACCCCAATTTTATCAAACAGACCTGAAATATCAATGTTTGTTTTGTACCCACTGCCGAAAACCGCTACCCGCTTTCCTTCTGCCGTATATAGCGTGCTTACCCGTTCCGCGTCGTCGACTTTAAGCTCTACACCGTGATTTGCTAAAACAGCAAGCTTTGCGCCCGTAATAAAAGTGTTAGGATAAACGTTTTTACGGTTCTGCTTCTTTTTAGGCCTCCGCTCCGCATAATAATTTTTTATTTGTTTCGTCAGATCTGTTGACGTTTCAAGTAAAGCCCCTTTAGATGATACGAAAGCCGTACGCACATTAGCACCGTTTTCATAGACGATTGAACAGTTAGGTGCTATGTGAGACGGCGCGGCGATATTAAAAAAGGTCAGTGCAGGTGCGAAAAGGAAATAATCGATCCCCTTTTCGTTATACCAATTAACGATTTTAGATAGTATCGAAAACGGCGGATTGTCAATGACTACGCAATTAGTGGGATATTTATAGTTTTCAAAATCCCCGCCCGGATAAAACGGCCGCACTACCGGTCGCCCTTGCCACTCGTTCTTTTCCACCGCATACTTCATTATGATTTCATAAATATCCGGTGGCGTATAGCAGTCATCCGTGGTCTTTTTCGGTTTAAATTTCTCAACAAATTCTTCATATGTTTTGCTCTTCATCGTTTTCCCCCTTATTTAGTCTGCGGACAGTTTGAACCAGTTTGAACCAGTTTGAACCTTTTTGAACCAATATAATCCGCCCTCTTTATATAGTCGGCGGATTGCCGTCATCGCTGTTATATTTGCTGTCGGTGTGGTACTTTGCCCATGCGGCGGTTGCTAATGCTGCTACGCTTCCCAGTCCCGTTCCAATAGCGGCAACTCCGCTCCAACAACTCTCCAATTCAAAAGACGTATGGTAAATAGCATTTGCCCAGTATCCAATAAGCCACGAAAGCAAGACCAGTAATAAAAATCCCAGCATGCCCGTTACCATGATAATAACCAGTGCAAGCCAATGACTTTCCGCCCACTGCCCGAACTGCTGTACTTTATCCCTCATGGTTTAGCCCTTTTTGCAGATCATCAATCCGCTTATGTGCCGATTTTACGCTCGATTCTGTTTTGGCAATCCGCTCTGTTAGTGCTTGCCGTTGTCCGTCCATCTCCCGTATCTGCACTTTCAGTTCTTTCACGGCGTCCTGTAAAGCTTGGATTGCCATATACAAAGGATTTAATACGGCGTACCTGAAAATAACCCCCAAGACCCCACTTACCACACACGCCGTACTGATAAGCTCTAAAATGTTCATTATATCCACTCCTTTTTAGGCATAAAAAAAGCACCCTTACGAGTGCTTCACCTACTCCTTGAAAATAAAATCGACTTTTTCCCTTTATAAATCAACACTTCCGAAGGATGGCAACACCTTTTCATAGCGTTCCATCCTTCATAAAACGCTTTCCATGCCTCACGGTTATTTCCCAATCCAACAGTGGATAATATAACCGGACTATCTTTCGGAACCCCATCAAAAAACCATAAAAAACTATTCTTATTACTCCATGAAACCGTAGGAATAACAGAAATTCCATATGTTTGCCAGTATGTACCTAACCACTGTTTACGATAGTGATTCCATATTTGCATCGCTACAGGATAATCGCTATATAAACTAAAATCAGGGGTTGCTACTAAAGAAAATTTAGAAAGTTGCTTTACATATACAGTAGGACGATTCCATATTCGTTCAAATTGGTAATCATCCAAGAAAAAATGCACTCCTGTTTGAGTGCATTCGCCTTTATATGTATTTACTTCATTAAATCCTATCCATTTTTCCGGCAATTTTATTTTTTGCCTTTTTAATTCAGGAATATCATACTTTCCCACGCCATGAAATCTACCATACTGCAGATTCAAATAAGTACGTCTATCATTTGTCATATTCCAAAGATTCATCTCTCATTAACCAATCATACCCGCGGTTATATAAATCATGTATTGATTCGCCATCAAAAAGCTTTGCTTCTAATGCTGCTTCTAAAGTAGGGTATCCCGGAAGAGTTGTGTATTTTTCATATGTATTATTGGTTTCAGGATTTTTTTTTATAGTATATTTCAAAAAAATCCAATCATCAATCTTTTTACCATGTTTATCCGTCGTAAATTGATTATCTAAGACCCAATAAACATTCTCAGGAAATCCCGGTAATCGTTCAAAAGGATCATACCCATCTTCTTCAAGAATATCTTTTATTAGGTCTTCCCAAGTGGGAAATTCTTCATATAATACAACCATTTTTTTATTTCTCCCCTTTTCTTTATATATTTAGGTCTATGATACGCCGCTAATACTTTACGCACTAGCTTGCGTTCGCTCCGATTCATCTCTCGCGGCTCTTTCCTGTCATAGGTCATATGCGTATGTCCTAACTTTCCCTTACCTATATTATAATGAGCTACATTAACATCAACAAATTTATACGCAAATCCCATCTTATCTGTAAATGTAATTGACTTTACCTTTCTTTTTGTATCTCGTGAATTTATTAATACATAAATTCTGTTAGGCATCATAGAATCATAAGGGGTCTTATTATGCTTTTCTCGCGTTTTTATAAACAATATCCTTTTATCTTTCATGTGTAACTTGCCGCCATATGCAGTGGTTTTAACTTCTTTAAACTCCGTTCCATATTTCTGCAACCTCGCAAGACTACTAGTAGATCCTCTGCCTCCCATATTCACCTCCATTATAGCACATATATGATTACTCTTACCAAAAATTAATAACGATGACATCCGTATACTGCGGTACTATATAGTATGAATTATCATCTATTTGTGCCGCAAAATAATTAAAAACAGTCAAGTCTGCCGCTATATATGCACGTCTTGCAAGTAAGGTATCCTCATTATTTTTAATCATCGAAAAAAAGTTCTTATTACATGCGGCATTATTCGACAATTGTACACCCCCATAATCTCCAGGCAAAAGCATCTCCCACTGTGGTGCCAATAGGTTAAGGTATAAATTGCAATCGTATGTTTTATAATATTTTTTAGGCTTTACTAGACCCGGAATTAGACTTGTTTTTGCGATATTGGATAATTTGTTACATCTAACACCCAGCAATAAGTTGATTTCCAGTCAGTAGTATCTTCATACTCCTGGGTGTTAAAAGATATAAATTCATTGTAAATATCCCCATACGATACGAGCATTCGCAGTCTGCCGGCATTAATAACAGGTCGCACCCGTTTTATATCGGCCATTAAGGGTGCATCACATGAAATATCCCCGTCCCATCTGGTATTGGTAACGTTGTCTTTAATGTAAAAATTTACAATAGCATAATCCTTATTGCTTGCAAACGTTCTACCTATTGGCGGATTAACTGCTTCTATGCAGGCAGGTAACATCTTATCCGAAAAAACAATACCGCCTTTTGTATTATACATTTCTAGCCCATAATGCGATTTTTGAACGAAGATACTGGTAGAAAAAACGTATAAAGAGCCATTATTACGTTCTGTAGTCCCCCATGCACAAAGCCCATCAGTTAAACCGATAGCTGTAAGTGCCTGACCCCCATACCACCCAAAATATAAATCCGCCTCATCATATGTAAGGCTATTTATTATCCGTTCGGTAGCCGGTATGTCGTAAAAATAATTGCTGTTGTTTAAGCTAAATAGCGAATCTATCTCTAAATTAATACCGTCCATACACAATTTCACCCCACGTTGCAACTTTTTTTAAATCTTCTTCTAATATTCCGTTAATATTAAATTCCCAAGATATGTAACTATCATGTATTTCTAGCGACGGTAACTCCGACGGCATACTCTCTCCCAACCGAACAAAAAACGCCCACGTCTGCCCTTCTTTTATCTGCATATTAAAAAATACCCCTTTGACTGCATCGGTTTTGTGCTTGCCAATCAGGGTGGCTACTCGCTTATCAAGGGAAACAATTTTATTGCCTTGTTCATCATACGTTTCAAATCCGACAGTCATTCGTTCCACACTCCCATCCTCACACGTAATCTATTTTGTTCATCGTATATTAAAATACAGTTATCCCGTATTTCCATTCTTGCCCCCGTTGATTTAGTACGTAAGACCCCGATATTAGCCGTGATACTGCTTAAGTCTTTTACGTCCAGCTTATCGCCGGTGATAGCACCAGCTTGTATCATGCCTTTGGTGATAACATCTTTATCTATTACCGTATCGCCCGTGATGTGCACTTGCTTTCCCGATAGCGTCACGCCCTGCAAGCCTAATGCTACTTCGCTCTTAACGTCTCCTTTAGACACCTTCAGCCCGATGGCGTCTTGCAGTTGCGTTATAGCGGTATATCCCGCCGCTCTCGCGCTCTCCACACTGGACAAGTTACCGACTACACTGGTAATGCGGTCGGCTTGCTGTGTGATGCGGCTTTCAAGGTTATTATTATGATAATTTTCTCGGTTGTCTATGTCATGCAGGATTTCATACTGCTTTTCATTATCACGCTCTACGGATTCCACACGTGACACAATGCCTGCGGATGTCTGCTGTATGCTGCTTAGTTGACTGCGTATATGCTCTCTGTCTTGCGTAGCAGTTTGCACCGCACTTTCTATCGTATTCGCCCGTTGCGATAAGGCACTAAGGCTATTAGTAGCGTCCTTGACCATCCCCTCAAGCCTATCGGCTCTTTGCGAAAAGCCGCTTACGCTTTTTTGTACCTGGTCATGTACGACAGAGGATATCCCGTCTACGCTCTTTTTTAACCCCGTTACTTGCCCGGAAAGCGTATCGGCCCGCCGCTTCAGGTCTTGCACATTTCCCCTTATAGCATTGATGCTCCCGTCCAAGTCAGTACGCAAACCGCCAACCTTAGCGTCTATTTTCCCGTCTACCCGGCTAAGTACATCGCTTTGTATCGCGTCCGCGACCGCGCTGTCTATTTTATCCGCCGTGATGGATTCCGCCGCGATGAGGGCCGGGTCTATGGTTTTTCGTACAGTAGTCATATAAGAAGGTGTTTTTTCACCCTCGCCGAAATAATCACGATAGGCTATCGCTATAGTATATACCCCCGGTTTTGCCGGATATGTCAACGCATTATTGGTTGAATACGCCACTTCGTTATTAATGTATACGGTCATACCGATACATCCTTCCGGCAAAGGATCCGCTACAATCCCGATAGTAGCTATATTAGGTTGTATTACTACATTCTTTCCGGCGGGCGGTGCGGGTTTATTGTAAGTAAGTATCGCCGGCGCACTATATTTTCCTAAGGCGTTTTTCGCATATACATATATCGTCCCGCTTCGATGCGTCAAAGTTACTGCCGTAGTCGTACTGTTTGTACGTGCCAGCAGTGCCGCGCCCCCTTCTCCGGGAAAAGTGTCCGACCGTACTTCGTAGTATGCGATGTCTGTGTTAGTTACCTCTTGCCACTGCACATGCGGAACAGTGTCAAAGGTAATGCTTACCCCTTCCGGAGTTGTCGGCATGTCCGATTTTATAACAACGCGCACCGTAGTATACGGGGCAAAATCCGGATCGGTTACATTTCCCCATCTATCCTTTGTGCAGACAGCAATTTTATATACATCACCGGCAAGTGCTTGCGGAATAACCGCTTGTGTTTCCCCACTACCGCCAAATGTCCACGCGTCCGCCAATGGGGTTGCCTTTTCAGTAGAAACGATGCGGTACCATACATCTCCTTCCAAATAAGTTTGCATGCCTTGCGGTTTGGCCCAACTTATCACCACATCATACCGCAATTCACCGGGAGATAATTGCCGATAGCGTGTATAGGCCGTTACATTCGTTACAGGAGGTATATAATACGGCTTTAATTGATACTGATAAGCAGTTACTTCGCTAATCTCTTGCATACCGCTGCCGAAAATATTATATGCCGGCAGTTTAACCCATATTTTTTTCCCTATGTCCTCTTTTCTGAACGGAACCCGCAAAAGTGTTTCATCAATTCGACAAAACATGTCTCCTTCTTTGTGTTCTGTTTGTACGGTGTGATACTGTCCTCTAATGCAGTCGCAAAGCTTATACGTACCGTCCGCCTGTAAAACGGCGGTTTGATAGCTTAAGCATTCTCCATCCAACCTGCATAAGGTATTGCCGCGCTCAGCATCTTGTTTGGTACCGGAAATAAAAGTCCCGTTCGTCCGAACAAAAATATCTCGCTCATCTTTTGTAATGCCTTTAGTTAAAACACCCATGCGAGCGGCGGCGGAAATACTGCCGATGTGCTTATAGTGCGTATTATCGTCCGATACATATACCTCACAGCCGCCCCAACCTTTTTCTTTTCCACGGGCGCCCAACCATACCTCCAGACCGTTGGCAGTTAAATCCGCCGGGGGCTGAATAATGACAGGAGTGTCCGTGTCGGGAGCCGGCTGATTAAAGTCCACAAAAGGACGTTTTGTGTCTTTCACTTCATATTTAGGAGCTTTATATCGGCCCGGTGGCTGGGATATTGCTGTAAAAGTCAATATGCCGTTAGTATCTTCCACCACACTGTCAATAATAACCACTTCTTTATCCAAGCCGCTGTACTCATCTGTCAGTGATACCAAATCACCGACTTCCAATCGGCAAAAATTCCATGGCAGTTTAAACGTGTATTTATTGCGGCAATACTTATTTCGTCGTGCAATTTGTTCCGCCAATTTTACGGCACGCTGTTTGGTGTATAAATAATGTGCTTGCACCGGTTCCGCTTGCCGTACCCCGTCCATAACTACATCTTCCGTAAGCGTATAACTTACACTTTCTTTTTCATAGCCGTTATCGCGGTTTATAAACTCTACGGGAAACTGGTTGAAAATTGCGCTGCTGTCTTTGCGCTGATACGTTACTAATGCCCCGCCTGACTGCGGGATAAAATCATTACTCGTCAAATCATATAAAATCGTTCGATTCGGTTCCCATGCTCCTACAGCTCTATCTTCTAAAGGTACAATTTTAAAGCGGTCATTAGACCAAAAAATATACGCATTGGTCAATTTAGCGATGTCATTAATAATATCCCTTGCCTTTTGCAGGCGACTTTTATCCGACGGTGTGGATATTAGCAAATCGGCAGCCGCACAATACTCCCGATAATTCTGCAGCCCTTCAATCTCAACTTCTTTTAAGCCGATTTTATCCAGTACGTACCGAATATAATCCGCCGGATTGACATCAATGCCGTCTCCCGTATGTAACAATTTCCCTTGCACTTCAAAGTTGTACTGCGGTAAATATCCGCCGGATCCCAAGTCAACGACCCCTGCCATATAGGCCAACCCGGGATAGGGTAGCGCTTTATCCGGATGTTTACCGACTGTATATGCCCAAGGTTCTTGATTTTTCGTACCTTTAAACAATGTCAGTTGTATAGTATCGCTGGGATACGTATATACATTTTTCCCGATCCACACTTGTCGGATACCTTCAATTTCACCTTCACACAGCCCTAATGCCACGGCTACGGTATACGTATAGGTAATATTAACTTGCGTATGGCCGCCGCCCTTACCGCTGTGCATTTCTTCTCTATGCTCAATAGCGGTAAAATCATCATAGTAAATGACGTTCCCGGAAATACGTGTTGTCCCCAATATTTCCGTTACAGGCGCTCCATATTCCGCCGTATTCACAGTAAATTCCGATATTTTATCCGCTCTCGTGACCGTTGTACCACCACCGAATAAACTCATCGTGCCACCCCCTTATAGCGATATACGCCGCGCAACCGCGGTCTCCCTTTGGCGTCATAAAACATCATTTCCCCCATGTTGCTCAATATTACGCCCTTATCAACGGCCGCATGAATAACACAGCTTTTACCGATATAAATAGCGGCATGCGATTGGCAGCGCCCAAATTGATACATAAGAAAATCTCCCGGCTCCATTTGTGCGGCATCAATTTTAGTACAATATTTTTTTATATATTTTAAAAACATTTCTTCAGACCGATGCAAATGCCACTCATTAGAATAAGGCGTTACCGATATAGAATCTCGCTTTATTAATCCCGCATCCTCCGTAGCGGCCACCAGTAACATGCCGCAATCTACCCCTTTACCTCTAACTTTTGCTTGATTCACATGCGGGGTCCCTAACCATTTAAGAGCCGCCTGTACAATTTTTTCACCGTCTTTCATATCAAATCAAAACCTCCCGTCTCGGCACAAAAGGTGCGATTAAGCAGGTGGTATCCGTAGTATGACTGGAAATCACCTGCGTTTTATCGGTTGTAGTATACGTCCCTTGTGGATAATATTTTCTGACCGGAAACCCCATATTAAGCCCTTTGGTTTGCGCCTTTACCGTTAAATTTATACGAATCCCTCCGGCACTTTGCACTTCTACCGTACCGGTAAACAACGAAATGGTGCCGATGCTTCCGCGATTACGAAAAAAGCAGCGTTTTAGCCGCAATATAGCATTATCCAAGGTACCGTTATGCGCCGCTTTTAGCAACGGAATCCCTACAATTTTATCTTTCTTATTAGCGCTGATACGTACATTCATCGTATCCACCACCACGCAATCATTAAGCTTTACTTGATTTCGTTTAATAAGTAATTCATCATGTTTGTATTTGCGGTCTCCATAAATCACATCCACATCGGCATCGGTATAATAATAGGTATGCCCATCCGCCAATTGCAATTCATATAAATCGCACGAAGTTAAATTTTGTTCCGTATTCAAATACGTTTCTAAATCAGTCGTTACAGTTTTCATAGTCACCTCACCGTTACTAATGTAAAGGATCCGCTACGATGCAAATTAAAAAATACATCTTCCACATCTATCCCGTCATCCTTCAGCATGACCTTCCACCAATATCGATAATCCGCTGTCACTTTCGTTCCCACAGACACTACATTTTTCAACGTAATAATACCGTCAGATACAGTATACCCGCCTTCCTGTATCTGTTGCCCGTTTGCATATACCTTTACATGGTCAATATAAGCTACCGGTTCAACATATTCTCCCATCCGCATAGTAGCTTGATACGTTGCCGGCGCAACTTCCGCCAACGTAGCATTTTGTTCATGATTGTCGGTCGGATCTGGCCACAAAAACGGCTCATATGCGCCCTTCACCATAGCGACAAACCCGAATAATTTTTTGTACTCCTCCGGCCGCAGACGATTAAATTTTGTTTCAATAATCCAAGTGGGATATAACTGCGTGGTCATAGTTCTTATTTTTCCGCTGCCAAGCGTTTGTATACTGGTATGCCATTGCATTTTTTTATGGCTGGACCACGCAAAGCTGTCTAACTCCAACGGGAATTTTTTCAGCATTAAAACACCCCCGCTTCTGTAGCGAAATTGCGGTCATTATCAAATAAAGCTTGCCGTAGCGTATCCAGTCCGCCACTATGCAAGAAGTCCATAAACGAAGACGCATCCAAAGCGGATATATGAATATTCAAAGGAGCGGTACCGGCAGTTGCGGCCGGGGTTCCTACCGAACCGCCGTCTGCAAATCCGGCAGATGTGCCCTGATTAATTCTATTCAGTGCGGATACTCCTACTCTTCGTACGGCATCCGCATTAATGACATACTCCCCGTTTGATAACATAGCCGGAATAGAATCCGATTTACCGGTTCCCGCTCCACTTACATAGCCGCCGGACGCAAAGGCGCTCATGCCCATGCCGGCCATTTTTGCGCTTAACATTTGCCCGGATACTACGCCTGCCGCCCCAAAGGCCATAAAAGGCATAGCCGCAATATAAGAGGCCGTAGCATTCGCGGCCAATACGCCCGTTTTCCCGGCTTGTGCCGCCGTTTCTTTCTTGGCGTTGGAAATTTCCTGTTTCGCCGTTTGATTTCCCAAATTCTGCAAAATGCCTAAACTGCCGATCGCTTTTTGTAATACACCTTGTAAAAAATTAATCGCTAAATTTTCCGCAATACGGTTAAATGTGTCCCCTAAATTTTGCCCTTTTACAATACATTCCGCCAATCCTGCCGCTAAACCGTCCGTCAAATTTTGGCTTAAATTGGTAAGTATAGTGTCCATATACATGCTCCAATCTGCAGCATTCACCATCAACTGTTCATGCCACGCCTGCCGTTGCTGTGCCAATTGGCTTTCATTTGCCAATATCGTAGCATAATTGGCTCCTTCGGCATCGCTTCTTTCTTTTAAATATGCCATATATTGAGCGTGGCAAGTAGCCGTATCGGCCTTTTCTTCTTGTACCCGTGCTTGTTGCAATGCCAACGCACGGGAATTTACCTTTTGTGCAGTTTGTAACTGCAAATTTTCAATCGCCGCGCCGGCTTGCTTTTCTATCGCCAAACGAGCACTTGCCGCATCTTGTGCCGCCTTAATGGCCGCCGCTTTTTCCTCGTCATATGTTTTAAACAGTTCTTCTTTTTCTTGCGCTAAAGCCCGTACTTTAAGTGCTTCTACATCACTCGCTTTGCCTGCCTGTACTTTAGCAGTTAAATCGGCAATTTCTTTCGTAATTTGTGCCGCCCGCTCTTTCATAGCAATTGTTTTTTCGCCAATCTCTCCATATGCGGCGGCGGTTTTATTCGCTTCTTTTTGGTAAGCATTAAATGTTTGTACTTCTTTTCCTACTTCCGCCGCTTTATCAGCAGCTTCTTTCATCACCTTGGCATAAGCATCTAATTCTTTCGTATCTGCTAAGGTTTTAATCTTGGCTTGTATTTCTGTAAGTTCAGTTTCTTTTGTATTTTTCCCTTTTTGATAAGCGGTCATAATTGCGGCACCGATTTGAGACAATACGGAATCTTTAAGCGGTATAACCGCTTCCGGGCCGGCTTCCCCGACAATTGCCGGCGTTCCATGCTTGAGTTGTCCGCCATTAGCAAGAGCGGGGATTTTACCCCCTACCATACCACCCGTTGCCATAGGTACAACGCCGCCGAATATTCCACCCGTTGCCGTCGGTTTTGCGGGCGTGCCCCCGGCCTTGCCGCCGGTTACGGTTTGTGTAACAGCATGCGTTTCATGTACTACAAAATCCAAAGGGTGCGACACAGCCGCTTTTAATCCTTCCCACTTGTTTTTTACCCAGTCAATTGCCCCACCTATAACTGCCCTGAGTTTGGTGCCTGCCTCACTAATCGCACCACAGATAGCACTCCAACACGCAAGTGCTACACGCTTTACCGTATCCCAATGCGTAGCAATTAAGATAATGGCGGCAATAATTAAAGCGATGGCCACCAAAACAGGATTGGCAATACATGCTGCACGAAAAGCCAACGCCGCCGTTTTCGCCACCCCGATAACCATCGTAAGTCCGGCCCACGCCGCACGCAATCCGGTAATAATGCCTTTTACTACCGCCATGCCTAAAGACGTACTACGAAATGCAACTACAGCTGTTTTGGCAAGGGCAATCGCTGCTTTCAGCGACTTCCAAGCCTCGACCAATGTATTTATGATAGTGCTGACCCCGATAATAGTTTTAGCCGCTATCCAGATTCCTAAAATAGCCGTTCCTACTGCCAACGCCGCATCACGATGTTTATATAATGCCGATGTAACTACGTATATAATGGTGGCCATTCCGTTAAACACAGCCGCCGCAACAGGGCTTATCCCTTGCAGCTCCTTTACAATCGCATTTTTCACTCCGATTTGTTTCGCATTATCGCGAATGTTCTGAAAATGCTGTTTCATGCCTTCCGCTAAATTGCCGCCCAACGTTAAAATATCGGATACGCCGAATCCTTGTGCAATAATATCTCCGATAGCGGCAAACGAGTTCGTAACCGCTTCTTGAATATTGCTGAACTTTGCTTCCATGGTGTTGGCCATGGAATTTGTAGCCCCCTGTGTTTTCTGCGCCATGCCGTCAAACAACATATCAATTGACGACTGTGTCAGCTTTCCCTGTGCCGCTAAATTTTGTAATTCATTTACAGGTTTTCCCATAGCCGTACTGAGCAGCTGCCAAGCAGGTACCCCCGCTTCCGCCAATTGACGCATTTCTTCAGATGACACTTTACCTTTCGCCTGCATCTGCGTAAGTGCCAAGTTAACCCGAGACATTTGGTCTTCCGTCAAACCGTACGCACTGGCACAATCAACGATTTTCTTCATTTTTGCGGTTGCCGTTTGGGCATTATCTCCTACCGTTATCCACGCCCGTGCAAGCGGTATAAGTTGATTTGAATTATACGCACTTTTTTCTCCCAACGTTTGCATATTTTCAATCAGTTTTTGCGCACCGGTATTTCCCAGTGTAAACGCTAAGCCTTTTTTCAATAACTCCATATCGGCCGACGCTTTCATTACGGCTTTGCCGAAACTTACCACAGCACCGATGCTGAACGCGGCCAATGCGGCACTTCTCACCCCGGATAATACGCCGCGCAAAGAATTTTGTTCGGTTTTTAATCTTTTGGTTTCTTTAGCCGCTTTCCTGGCATTATTAGCTAACGCATTAAGTCCCACATCTTTTATTTTTTCATCTTTCACACCTTTTAATGCATCTTTCGTGCGATCAATACTGTCTTTAGTACGGTCAATCAGTCGTTTAAACGGGTTCCACGACTGATTCTGCACCTGCACATTGGACAAATCTGCCACCGACGCTTTGGCTTTATCTACTGCCGATACGAGTTTCTCACAACCCGCACTGATTTCAACCTTTATTTCCTTTTCCGCCATCATCTCTCCTTTCCGCTTGCTCCATAAATTTTTGCAAGCTTTTTAATTTTTCTTCCGATATATCTTCTTTAAAATCCTGCGGTACTAATTTTTGAGCGGTCACAGGTCGTTTCGGGCCCCGCATTCCGCTATTAATAACCGGCGCCGTAACAAAAGATGCCAAGAGAATGCGCGTATTTTTCATCCTCTTGGCATATCCGTCCAACCGTGCTGTAATTTCTCCCGGTGTAATGCTGCCGATTTCTTCACCGGTCAAATGCAATTCACCATAACAAAACGGCAATACAACGTTCAAATAATCATGTATTGTTTTTAACGCCGGTTCTGTACTGCCGCTATGTCGTTTTTTTCTTTTTTATGCGGTTCTGCCGAAACCATACCGAGATTCTGCAGCATTTCCTCACTGGCATCTATCCCCAGCAATCCGGATGCGGCAATTGTCCCGAAAAAGAGATTAACCACCTCGCTGAACCCTTTCGCTCGTGCTAGTGTCATCACCAAAGCGGCAACCTCATTTTTAGGCATCATGACCCCTTCTCCGGATAACCCGATGCGAACCGCATCTACCAAAAAAGCTAACGAGGGAATTTTTCCATTTTGCGTATCGGAAAAAATATCCATAATGCCTTTACCGCTTACCGCTTCCAGTTCTATAAATCCGTTAACGGTATATCTAAAACTATAGTCTTGCCCGTTAATGGTCGTCGTAATATCATGTTTTACTTTATTGTATCGCATATATCCTCCTAGCTGATAGATGATGCCGTGCTAACCGTTCCGACTTCTTGTACGGACTTTAACTGATGATAAAATTTAGGCTGTCCCAAGCCGCCCAAGGTAATACTGGCTGTGGCCATATCATCATGCGGAGTTTCGTCGGAAAGTTCCGTAATATTGTACCAATTTCTTTCGGCCGATCCGTCCGAAGCATATCGGCACATATCTACCGCTTCTCCTTTTGCAAACGCATCTTTCAGTGCCGCATATCCTACGTCTTGTTTGGGAATTACAATTTCCAGCGAAAGCTCCGTGGTACGAATTCCGGCATATGTTTCGCCCCAACCGCCGGAGGATTTATTGGACGCATCAATACTGTCTGCCGACATGCTGAAATCCGCCTTTGTTTGCCCCCCGATTAGTGTCCATTTCGGGCTTTCGTATGTCGCCCCTTCTCCATAATTAATATAAGCCAGTACTTCTTTCCCCTGTAATTTATCTTCCGTAACGGGCTTTACCGCCCGTACTTTTTCTGCCATATTATCTCACTCCTTCAAATGATAACTTGTACTTGTAAAATGGCCAATCCGATTGTATTTATTCCTGCGGGAGTAGCGAATTGAATCCGTTCCACTTTCGCATCCAGCGGCGTTCCGTCTTGGCCGCGCCACGGTGACAATAACACCTTATGTACTTTCTGCGCATAATCTTCTATAACGTGAATATCCGGGGTTTCCTCTTTCGGCGCGGGATGAATAATTTCTATTGTAAATCTCGCCGTACCGGATAATCTGTCTTTAGCTATCACGGTGTAGTCAATACTATCGCAACAAATAAAGCCCGTAAGTATTTTTGGCCACTGTGCTCCCATTACATTGGCCTGCCAAATAACCTCCGGAATTTCTTGCTGTAAAACTTCTACCATAGTATTCGCTATTTGTCGTAAGGAAATCATCAACTACGGGATAATGAAATTACCCCGACACCCCCTTTCCCTGCGGATGATGTCCCGTGTTTGGCGAAATCCGCGTAACTTAATCCCTTTTGCAAAGCATCAACAACATCTCTATACAAACGATATTTTTGCAAATATACATCGTCCGTCCGATTCCCGTTTACCATTACCGTCGTATCCTGTCCCACCATAGCGGCCGCACATTCCCGACACGCCACAGCAGCCCCCAAATGTTTAATGATTGCACTCGGCGGAATTTGCACTTCTTGTTCATCTACGCCGTAATTTCGTGCCAAGCGCGACAAAAAAGCATTAGCATATTCCAAATCTTCACTTCTGCAATTCAGCACTTCATCATGTATATCCGCTACGGTAACATATTTCACTTAACCGCCCCCTTTCATTGCCATATCGACGGCAGCGTCTATTCGTTTTAAAATTGAATCCTTTTGTGCGTCAAGGGCATTATAAATAAACGGATCTGGCGCTGTCCCCGGATGATATACGCGCTTGGCAAACACCCACCCCGCACTACCGGCCCACCGTAACACCGTTCTATGTTTCGGCTTTATTTCATGCGGTCGTGTGCCTTGATGCAGGTATAAAGTAACAGGACTTGTCGTACCTACTTCGCCTTTTACCGTGAATCGGGTATCCGTTCGGCGGGTACTGATAGACCGTTCCGCCGTTCCCGTTCGTGTCGTGTATCGATGATGCTGTCTTGCATAATCTTGTACATCTCTAATAGACACATTCACCGCCGCACCTAACGTAGACCGTAAGCTTTCAGGTAAGGAATCAAGGCGACTGATCACATCGCCCATTCCCGTTACCTTAATTTTGATGTCGGCCATTATTTACTATTGGCCGTCATGCACGCTAACGCCTTCGGTTGCACCACCACCGAGCCGTACACATGCAATCCGCGAATCGCGTCCGCAAACGTATCATCCAACCGCAACGCTTCAGTTTTTAAAATTTGTTGTGCAAACGAAATTGCGGCATTGGTTCCCCCTAAGATTTTATATTTTGTTTTTCCCACGTTCGGCACATTGTTGGATTGATAAATATTAAACCCTGCCGCTTGACCGATAAAACCGTTACCCAATACGGCATCGGTTTTATTCGTGCCGGCGGCAACAAACCGATCGTCCTTCAGCATTAAACCGTAAAACCACGACGGAACAACTGTCCATCTCCCTTCAGAAGGCACATTTTCATCATCCAATGCCCCTTTCATATCTACCAATGCTTCGTACGCTTTCGCCGGCGTAGTAAGAGCGACGGGTTTATCGTCAGAGCCTAAGCCTTCTACTATCCCCGCTTTGCTGTGATGCGCCGCCAAATGTTGATCTACCGTATCCCGTAACCGATACGCGGCCCGTTGCATAGCGCTGTCCACCAAATTAACATTGGCCTGCGCCGCATCTACATCATCCACTTTAAACGCAAAATATTTTTGTTGATCAATGTGCAATTCTGTCGGGGTTCCGTCTACCTGATTATAGGTAATCTTGCCGTTACGCTGATAATCTTGAATAGTAATATCTTGAATTTGATTAATCTTAACCGTATCCCCGAATGACGAAATATCGCCTTCATAATCACGGTTTACTAAATTACCATAAACCAGCACCTTATCCAAATGTGCTAACAACCGTGCTTCCCAAATCGTGGGAATAAAAGTACTAATCATTACGAATCCACTCCTTTACTAATCTCGTCCCAATGACTATTAATTTCACTACGGGACATACCTTTTACATCATTCCACGTAAGTTTTCCGTTGCCGTTCGGTTTACCGCCTCCGGAGCCTGCTCCGTTTTGGCTGTCGTTCTTAATCGCCCACGGATTATCCGTAAGCCATTGTTTTACTCCGTCGGTCACGGACAATTCCTTATCTTGGTTCATAAAAACCAAAGAATCATCATCTTTTGCCTTTACATTGCCCGCCAATAACTTGGCGAACACCTCCGGCTTAATGGCTTTTCCTTCCGTTAGGGCGCTCACAATTTGCGACTGTATCGCCGTTGCAACTCGTTTTTCCCGTTCCGCTTTGGCCTTTTCTTCGCTTGCCGCATACTTGCCCGTCAATTCTTTTACTTGTGTCTGCAATGCGGCAACCTGCGTCCCCAATGCAGTCGGATTTCCCCCTGCTTGTTGCAACGCCGTTATCGTTTTAGCAAGCTCTGCCACGGCAACGTCTGGATCTTCCGCATTTCTAAGTCCTAAAGTCTCCAGTACCTTGTTCTTAGATACCCTAGAAGCGGCCGCTTCACTTCGTATCTCCGATAACTGACTTTGTAAATCCGCTACCAACTCCCCGCCGTTCTCCGTTTTACTTAATGCTTCGAAAATCTCTTTTAATGTGTGCATATTCTGCCTCCTGTGCATAATAAATGGCTGTTCTTTTACGTCTGCAGTCCGCTTCTATCGGCGAAAAGACAATAAAAAAAGCAACCCTGCGGTCGCCCTAAATAATTTCCCTAATATGATTATCCCAAATTCATACAGTTTCCCACTTACCATTAATCATTTTTTCATTCTACGTAAAAAAATCAAAGAAATGGATTACCCCCCCGAAAAATCTTCCCATCTTTTGGTTTTTAAGTTAAGTTTTTTGCTTTTATCCCAAGTAACAATGGTGGTATCATTCCCCAGCCCCAGTTATCACAGTTAGATACATCGCAATTTTCCGATATGATGAGAGTATCAACGTTCGTTTTAAATGCGTTATTTGCAATATATTTAAGCTTCGGCGCATAAAAAATTTTTTTATGAAACCGTACATCGTCGTCAAAGTATAGCCCTATAGAATTGGCAGCTGCCCTCTTCGCTCCACTAAAAAACCACTACGCTATTTTCGTAGTGGTTTTATTTCATTTCTGCTATACGCTTCATTGCTTCTTCTTCGGTTATTTCTTCATACCTTTCATACAAAGGGCTCTCAAACCATGTATAAGCCAACATACATCCTGTAAGTTCCCATTCTCCATCGTTATAAATATAATCATCTGTATATTCCTGCCCGTCTTTTATTATTCGCTTTATTACCTTTCCATAATCTTGTTTATTTGTTAAGATTACATAACTAACTTTCATAAAGTCACTCCTCTATATTTTCAATATTTTTAGGGGGCTCTAAATCTTTTGCAATATCAAACATTTTATACTTTAATTCAATATATTCTATTGAAAACGGGCTTAATTCTCTTTGTGCTTTGTATATTTTATGTTGCTGTTCTTTTGTTTCTAAACTTTCCAGTGTATGATATTGTATTTCTATTTCTTCACCTGTAGGTATTCTTACTATCGTATTTATACCGTTATAAGGATTTGTTTTATCTAACCAATAGTTTTTTACTTCTACAGTTTTATACCCTTTATCTTCCAACTTTTGCCGTATTTCTTTGATTTTATCTACTAAATTATCAGCCTCAGCCAAATAAGTGTATCTTACTATATCTTTTGCCCTGTAATTTTCATCGCCCAAATCAAAATGTTCTTTAATTTTTCGTTGATATGAATCTATCTCTTTTATACGACATTCAAAGCCTGCAAGTTTTGTTTCTGTTGCTTTTGCTACTTCTTGAATAATTTTTGATATAGTAGGTTCAATTTCTTTCATCTGTTTATAGTATAACATACTTCTATCTATCGGCAAATATTTTACCCTGCTCTTCATCACTGCGGGGCTGTAGTTCCGCAAAACATCTTGCCACGGGCGTCCCGCTTCCCATGCTTTCGCGCCCTGCACGCCTAACAATTGCCGTTGTACGTCCTTGCTTTGCTTCTGTAGCCAATGATTGCCGCCTTCTTCCCGCAAGTCTTGTTGCTCGTTTAAGTCGACTTCTCCCTCATATATGGGCGACAAATAACACAAACAGTGCGGATGTGCGGGAAGTGTCGGGCATTGGTCTTTCGGATAAATCCCCTTTCCCAATCCCCACAAATCAGCGTTAGCATACATATCGCATACGTCCGTACAAGGATGTGCCGAGGATACTTCCCAACGATACGCCGCAACGGTGTCATCGTTTTCATAACGGGCAATAAACCCGTCCGCCCATGCTCTTGCGCTCTCCGTACGTGCTATACGTTCGGCTACATAGCGGCTTTTTTCCTGCACGGCTACGTACACGGCTCGTTTTAATCCGTCTTCATTGTTTTTCCCGAGTTGTATGGCCAACTCTTTATAAGCGGTTTTTAACGGTTTAGATGTCAGCGCCTTCGCCTGCCGTTCTATTCGACGGATAAGCCGTAAGCGGCATTCTTTATCCGTCTTTTCAAAAGGGGTCCGCCGAATAAAATCTACAGCGCCCTTTATATATTGCGGCAGTTCTTGTTGTAATACCGCTTCCGTTTTTTGCCCGTTATATCCGTCATACAAGGCTTTGCGTATGTCGCTTGCGTGATTATGCAATCGTACTTGTTGCTGTACTATGTTCCCTATTTTCTGATGAATTTCACGGTGTATACTATGAAGCTTTTCCGACAATGTCAATTCCGACGGATCCCACGGCGTTTCCATCTCCGGCAGAAGCGGAATAGACAATCGCCCCATCCCGGCCGCTGTAGAAGCGGCTATGGCATTTTTTGTCTCTTGGTCCAGCATATCCTGAAAATGAGTGACTTCTATCGTTTCTCGTATAGCCTGTTCGACATCTTCCCCCGCTTCCAGTTTCTGTACTAAAATTTCTACAACCTTTTTACCCTTTTTCTTATATTTTTTCTTAAATTCTAAAAGATATTTTGCTACTGGTGCCGATGATTTCATTCGTCTTCATCCTGTTCTTCGTCCTCTGCCGTACTATGTTTATAATCATCTTTTTCCGTTTCCTCTTCCGTTGCCAATTCATTTACTAATTCTTCGGCACGTCCGGCTTCTATTTCCGGGCAATATACCGACAACACGCGTTTTAACACTTCTTGTTTCAAGCCGTTGCCTAATCCCAGATCTAACACAGCTTGTGCTTCGGCCAGTTCTCCGGCGACATCCACAATGCCGAAATCGGCGGGGTAAGAAACGGTATACCGTATATCTTGATTTATCCACCGTCCGAATACGGTCATAACTTGTTCTTCCGCCCGAGCGCATTGGAGTGCAAAATTCGCTAATTGCTGATTGGTGCGTTCAAATTCCCACTGACGACTAATCCCGCTGATTTGATTCCCCTGCGGGGTCATAAAGGTTAGTCCTGCCATTCGATACATTTCCTGTATAAGGCCTGTGATTTGCCCTTGTAAAATGGTTGCCGGATCCGACGGCGGTGCAATAAAAGCCGGCGCATGCCCGGATTCCGGGGCATATCCCAACGCATTATTATTGCCCACCACCATATCGGTTGCATCTAATGTAGGTACCGTCAAAAGCGGAAATGTTTGTTTGCGAAGAATTTCGCTGAGCCACGAGCAGTGATTATATATAGCCGCTCCGGTTTTGGCCACCGCCAATAACTCCGGTATCGGTAATACGGTTTGTGCATCCAATAAGCGACTATACAGCGGTACCACGGGAAGTCGTCCCAATTGATACGTGCCTTCCTCTCGATGCGTATCGCTTTCAATTTTCCACCCCTGCATCGTAAATGTGACTTCTTTATATTCAATTCGCCCATCCTGTATATTTTCAACTTCACGGAACGTAATGCTTTGTAATTCTCCTGTTGTGTCCGTTTCATAGCGAAGAACGTTTTCGGGAGCCACAATATATGCATACGGAAAAATACGCTGTTGTAACATATCGGACAGATTCTTGGCACGTCCCGTTGCCACTCGGTAATTATCCAAAACAATAAATGCGACACCATACATTTTGGCCACTAATCCGGCTTGTTTCATAAAACAATGTATATCCGTACCGTGTCCGTCCACATCTGTCAAAAACTGTTTTCCTAATGCCGCGATATTTCCGTCCCGCAACGGTTTGCGTTTAAAAATAGGATCTACCAGGGCATTGACAATCGGAGCAAAATAATTCAAGTAGTACGCCGACCGCTTACGGTCTTGATAGTCCGCATTCGTTTCCCTTTTATGTTTTAGCAAATAGTCTCCGCTTTGATATCCGCCTGTCCCGTAATAGGAATCTTTAAGCAGTGTATAAGATTGTCCGTCCATCTATATCCCCCTAGTAATCAATATGTTTTGCGACTAACTTATCATGCCGCATTACATCATCCAGCCCATATCTCACCGCATCAATGGCGTGATTATTTTTATCCGGATACGCACTGATAAACTGTCCTTCACGATTACGTTCATATTCATACGTCACAAATTCTCTGTACGCATTCGGGCACCGTCTTTTATCAATGTATATGGTGCGTCTGCTTTGCAACCATTTTATACCATAATCAACGCTGTCGCGCCCTTTACGCGCACCTCGTACATTCACCCCCATAGAACGCAATTCGGCGATGCTCTTCGGCTCTGCCGAATCAGCAATAAGCATTGCCGTCGGATATTTCCGCTTTAGCCATTTCCCCGTTCTGTCGTTGGTCAATTTCTGCCGGTACAATTCATCAAAGATATATACCTCTTCTTTCTTTTTGTCATAATGGATTGCCACAAATGCTAACGGATCCACAGCAAAACCGAAGTCCAAACCGTAATACAACCTGTCAAAATTTCCGACACGTTCATCACTCATGGCCATGTCTTCCACATTGTCAAAAACGGCTCCCCCCGTCCCCGTAACTTCGCCTAAATATTCATGGCGGTACAGCAATTCATTTTTATTTTTAAGCGTATCCGCTTCTAAAAAAAATTGCTCTCCCAACCATTCTCGCGGTACATCCAAGTACGTAGAATGATGCACCAGTCTATCCGGACGAGCTTGTATAATCTCTTCGTTCACCCAATTATTACGGCTTTTAGGCGGGTTATATGTGCCAAACACCCAATATTTCTCACCGCCACGCAATAACGACTGCAATACATTGCGAATTTCTTCCATACCGCTAAATTGATCCAATTCTTCGAACCACACAATGCCCACATATCCGAATGGCAACTTAATAGATTTTACTTTTGCCGGGTCGTCCAGCCCGAAAAATAATATTTTTTGTCCTGTAAGCGTATATGTAATTTCATGCGGGGAAGTAATTGCCCTAAATTTACCCGTCATTTGCAATGTATCTATCCCCCATTGTATTTGCGGAAATACAGAGTTTTTTACCGTATTACGCACTTTACGAAGTACAACGACATGACATTTCGGGTTTTGCATTAAAAGAAGCGGTATTATTAAGCCTACAAAGGACGATTTTGTACTGCCACGCCCGCCTGCCAGCCAATAATGCGTGTGTTTATGCTCTTGTATATCAAAAAAGACACCATCAAATGACGGTGATATCGACGATGCCACATTAACTTTCATCGGTATACTCCTTTTTCCTGTCAAACATAAACGTTACCGGTTCGGTTTGCGTGTCTGTATGCCGTTCCGCAATATCGGCTTTAAGCTTTTCAATGCGAAGTTGTTGCTCTTCCTTTTCCAAATCAACAAAACGTCCTAATCGTCTTTCTAATTCCTTTGCCGCTTCCAGCCTATCGCGGACGGATGGCTTTTTGGGCATAATTCGTGATTCACTGCATCCATCGCCGGTGCCCTCTGTTACAACAACCTCTTCTTCGACATTTCCACGCATAACAGCTGTCATAAACTCCAAAGTTTCTTGGAGCGTCGCTGTGCGCTCGTTTTTCAGTTCCTGCAGGCGTTTTTCTATAGCCTGTTGAATGGCAGGTTTTGTCAAGTTTTCCGAGCCCATACTCTTGGCTGTACGCTTACTGTACCCGGCCAGTCGAGCAGCTTCTGAAGCATTGTTTGTCTCAATATAATAATCAATAAATCGTTCTTGTTTTTCCGTCAGTTTCACTACATGTTCACCACCATCCCATTCGTTTTGAAATTGTGCAACCAAAAAGGCCACACCATAACGGTATGACCTTTTTTGGTTATTCAGTTTTCATCGTTCCTTTTTGTCAATCTTTTATTTAAGATTGTACTATAATTTTATAAAAAGAGTTTTTTTATACGCAAAAGACAGGCCGTACATCATGCAATGTACATAGCCTGTCTTTTACTATTCTTTGTATCTGATTATAAGGAGAGTTACCTGTGCTATCTCACACTATCATTATAGCACATTAAAAAGTGGGATTTAGTGGGATATTTTATTTAAAGCCTTTCGATGCAATTCTTTTACATAATCCGGAGAATATTTCATTTCTATTGCAATCTCTCTAAATGATTTATATTCTACATATCGTTTATACAGTACCGTTATATATTTATCATCAGACAACTTATAAATTTCATCAATTATACTATTTTTAACTTTTTGAAATTCCATTTTTTGATCCAAAATTTGTTTTTCAAGCAACAAATACTCTGAAATTAAATTTATCGTACGATCATATTGCTTTCCCCCCGTCACCCGCTCTTTATCATATCTAATTGCACTAATGTTAATTGCGGCCTCATATACTTCTCGGTATTGCTCTTCTTTATACTTAATTTTTGCGTCAAGAATTTTTATTTGCTGCAAGTACTTTTTAGCTTCTATAATAACTCCCTCCTTACGCAAATCAAAAGACAACATCCTTCTTACAAAACATTTGGAGACTACTCTTCCTTACAATTCAATACAGTAAACGTCCTACCACTCCTTCGACACTTCTTTTCCATATTTATTGCTCCTTATATTTATCGATACGGGCTTTTAGGGAAGATAATAAATAACTTTGCGCTTCTTCTTTTAAACCTATGGCCTTTAACAAATCCTCATCGCGCGTACCTTCGCATATTAAATGATGAATAATTACCTTCTCTTTCTGCCCCTGTCTATGTAATCGTTTATTCGCTTGTTGATACAATTCCAAGGACCAGTTAAGACCAAACCAGATAACGTGATTTCCACCATCTTGTAAGTTAAGTCCATAAGCAGCTGAGGCCGGATGAGCTAATAAAATATCAATCTTTCCATTATTCCACGCCACCTCTTCTTTGGCACCGGTTAATTTTGCAACTCGTAACTTTGTTTTAGCTAGGGCTTTTTCTAATCGCCATAGATCATGCTGAAAGTTATAGAAGACTAACGCATGTTTCCCATTTAGCTGTTCTACCAACTCCATAAAGGCTTCTATCTTACAATTATGGATTTCATGTACATTCCTATCCTCATCATAAACCGCCCCATTAGCTAACTGTTGTAACTTATTCGACAAAGCCGCTGCACCCGCAGCATCAATATATTCTGAATCCTCCACCTCAAGAACCATCGTGCGTTCCAGCTCTCGATACGCCTTTTCGGCTTTACACTCCAGTACAATAGGGATTTCATCAATAACCACATCGGGTAATTCCAAATAATCCTCCGACTTCATAGAAATACAAATATCAGATATGGCATTACTAATAGCTTGACTAGCCCCCTTTTTAAGGTCATAGGAATAAATCACATGCCCATCCGTCTTACCCGGATTAAAATATCTATCACGAAAGGCATAATAACTTCTTCCTAATCTCATGCCTTGATCTAACAAATATACTTGTGCCCATAAATCGCCTAGACCATTCGGTGAAGGTGTGCCCGTTAATCCTATCATACGTTTAATGTGCGGCCTAATGGCTTTTAAGGATTTGAATCGTTTGGCACTATGACTCTTAAAGCTGCTCAGCTCATCAATAACCACCATGTCGAATGGCCAAGCATTCTTATAATACTCTACCAACCAACTCACATTCTCACGATTGATGATATAGATATCGGCAGGCGTACACAATGCCTTAATCCGTTTTTGCAGCCCCCCTAACACGCTGGAGACTCGTAAGTGAGATATTCCATCCCATTTTGCTATCTCCCGTTGCCATGTAGCCTCCGCTACTTTCTTAGGTGCTATCACGAGAACCTTACCGACGGCAAACCGCCCATACTTTAATTCATTGATAGCATGTAATGTGATTGCTGTCTTGCCTAACCCCATATCGAGGAAAAGCCCCAAGGCAGGTGTATCCAAAATACGATTTAAGCAATACTCTTGATATCTATGGGGTATGAATTTCATTCGCTATCTCCTTCAAATACCGATCGACCTCCTCCGCTCCGTATAATACGGATACCTGTTGATCTAATGCAGCAAGCCGTTCTATTTGTACTAGCTGACTTTTAGACAGCCGCCCCTGTTCCGTTTTAAGTTCTACAAACTCAACATGCCCCCCCGGAAGAACGACTACCCTATCGGGTACACCTATATTTCCGGGGGATACCCATTTATACGCTCGACCGCCCAAGGCTTTCACCCCTTTCACTAACCGAGCTTCAATCTGTTTCTCTAACACGAGTATGCCCACACCGCCTTTCTAAAAGTTATCCACAAGTCAATATGTGGTGTATACATTTTCTATACTCTCTCTCTATATATATTAGATTAGGTAATTTAGGTAGCGTATATATCGCCTAATTACCTATTTCTATATCTACTATAAGAAAGAATGTTTACAACGTTTACAACTACTATAAAGCCTTATAATTACTGTATTTATACGTAAACATTCTTTGTAACATTCTCAGTGTTTGTAAACATTCTCAATCATATTTATATTTGAGAATGTTTACAGAATCATGAATGTTTACAGCTTTTTTCCCAACTTATCCACAGGTTTACCTTTCATCTTAAACCCTCTCTGGATACCATAAGGACCAAATCTCCCTGTAGTAATCCTCTCTAAACTATCCATATTGCCCAAGATTTGGTTGATCTCCCTAGCATCTGATTTCTTCATATAGTTCAGATGACCACCAAAGCATTCTACCCACACTTCAATAGCACACACCCTATCACGAGGTACGAGAGTGGCTGTATCAATCATCATAGTCCCCGCCCAAAATTGGCGGCGCATATCAATGGAAAGGTCAGCATAATTGATAGGCACCGGCTTTTCTATAAAATCATATATCATCCCCTCTTTAGTAGACGTTTCTCGATGCGCCTCTTGGGCGCTCTCTGATAACGCTTTCAATTTGTCGGTTTCCATATATAACGCTTCACCTATGCAGTAGTATTGAAGAGCCTCTGCCCACAGCTGGTCAACTTCGCCCTCTAAGGTGTCCCACACGCTCTTACAAGGTTTGTCCACGCCAACTTCAATAGGCCAAAACCGCCTATTCCCCGTGAGATCACGTAGTACATCATGATCATTACTTGTTCCCCAGAAAGTACACTTGCGAGGATATCTTGCAGTCCGTCTGCCATAGGCTTGACGGTAGATGTCATCGCATTTAGATAAGAACTGCTTAACAACGTTCATCTCCGACTTGGAATAGGATGCCATTTCTGCTAACTCATTAATCCATACCCCCTGAATCATTTCGGCAGCGTCCTTACCGTCAAAAGACTGTAAGGAGTCACTAAACCAATTAATACCGATCGTTCTTAGGAAGGTTGATTTACCGACCCCTTGAGGGCCGATAAGGATCGGTACATAGTCCCATTTAGTGCCTGGATCATAGACACGGGCCACGGCCGCTACAAACGCCTTTCTGGCAACGGCTCTTGTATAAGGCGTGTCTTCTGCTCCTAAGTAATCAACTAAAACAGTATCCAGCCTAGGTACATGATCCCACTCAAGGCTATCCAGATAATCTCGTACACGATTGACCTTATTCTGTTGGGCTACTAAGGTGACGGCGTTCATAATCTTAGTATCTCCGGTAATGTCAAATTTATCTTCCAGATACCATTTAATTCCCGCATCATCACTGTCGTCCCACAGGCGTTCAGTCCGCGTAGGATTCCAAGGTAATGCGCCCATAGCCAGCCCCCGTACAGAAAACTCATCCAGTACGATTTTTCCCTTTAAAACCGGGTCAAAATTAAGAATACGAAGGATATTATCTATCGTGGGGCGAACCTTGCCATTATCATTTCGCTTTAGTTCGGCATGCTTTTGCCAGTCGAGAGACGCCTCGGCCTTCAATTCGATAGCCCCGTCAGCGCGGGGCGTACCTACCATTTCAAATACATCACCCGCCTTCATACGTTCTTTTTCGAGTTCAATAGCGACAGCCTCGTCACTCCTTGCCAGCTTACACATTTCAAGATACGACGGAACACGGTTGATAGGCGTGCCGTCTTTAACTTCACTATCTAAGTCACCGAACCGATGTAAGCGAACAAGATCAAAGGCGTTCACTAACTTGTGGCATATGGGGTCTGTAGCGTGGTTGGAGTATAGGAACAATCCATTATCATATACCACCGCCCCCGCTACCGTTGTGCCCCCCGTATAGGTAAAACGATCGTCTTTATCAGTAGATTCATAGGCATGAGGAATAAATTTCTCCATCGCCTCTTCAACGCGATACAGCCTGCAGAAAGCGCCGACTATACCTTTCTTTGTTGTTGGGTCTTCCGCCTTAGCGCGTGCCACCCTAGGTCCATCTTCGCCCCCCGGAATAATCGGCCAATCACCAACATCATGCCAATTCTCATAGAGACTCAGAATACCATCAGCCGACACAAAAAGCGCGTCATCGTATTCGAATATATAGTGACTGTCTTTAGAACACGACGGCCAATACATAAGACGAGAAGCTTCAAATGTCGTCGCGTCGCACGCTGTCATATCGATAGCTGATGCGATCTTACGAGCGATAGGCTCATATTCGTCCGCCGATACAGCCCTATCTAACGGGATAACGATACGAAGTCTGGGGCAGTGCTCTGCATGAGAGCGGGTCGAGTAAATGACATACGCACAACCAAGTGACGCTACCTTACGGATAATATCTTTAGTGCCGCCGGCAGGGATTGTATCGAGGTCCAAGGTAATCAGATCCCGGCTGAGTACCTCCGAAGACTTACGGCGGCTACCTTTTAGACATCCACCTACAAAACCTCCCACATCCTTTAGCTTAGCCTTCTCAGCTTTAGATAGACGGCTATACGCTTCAAAGGTTTCAGTGGTCCGAATAGGTGTGCGGAGCCTATCCACGAATTCCGACCACATGAGGTCCGACCGTTGCCAGTCAGTTGATAGTCGGCTCTTGCCGATAGATATAGTTAGTAGTCTATCGTTTTGCAATGATTCCCCCCCCTTTTTTTCTAATCTTTCATATAATACGGGCTAATAAATCCCGCAGCGTTCATCAGTAGCCCCTCCGCCCATGACGGGGTTTGGCACATAACCCGGTTAACGTGGTCAAGACCTTTTTCTTTTAGATCAACGGTTGGCACTTCTAATACCACTTCATCATGAATATGCATTAAGAGTCGATATCCTTCTGCGTCAAGCCGTTCGATTGCTTCTGCCAGGCAGTCACGAGCAACGGCTTGAGTAATATTTTCTACCAGTTTACCGCCATAAGTTGATAACGTGCACCACCGCCCCACCTGAAGTCCTTTATAGTGTATAGCTTCCCTATCAAACTTATTCACCTGTAAATGAGGTTCCGGATAATATAGCTTTCGTCCGCTAGGTAGTTCGACAGTTAAGAATGTGAGTCCATATACGGGGTCGCATTCTTTTCTAAAAGTAATACCATGCGGTATGTGGACGACCTCTGCATCTCGGACGGCACGAATGGCAGCATCCTCACAAGCATACCAAAAGCTACGAATATGAGGTGATGCCATGCGCCACTTAGCGACAATGTCAGGCAGCTCTTCTTCCGTAAGCCCCATTTTAAGTGCCCCCATAGCAATCAGAGCATTAGGCCCCCCTTGATAGCCTAAGGCGAGTTCGGCCACTTTTCCTTTTTGCCGTAATTGGCCATTAACCCCGTGCTTTTCTACAGGCACATGGAACATAGCGGATGCTGATGCACAATAAATGTCACCGCCCTCAGCAAATACATCTTGCCGCCATTGTTCGCCCGATAACCAGGCGATTACCCTAGCCTCAATAGCGGAGAAGTCAGTCACAACAAGCGAGTATCCTTCCGGTGCTATAAAAGCGGTTCGTATGAGTTGAGACAGCGTATCCGAAACATCCCCATACAGAATAGATAGCCCTACTCGGTCACCGGCCTTAACCCTGTTTCGTGCTACGTCAAGCGGCTCGATATAGTTTCTAGGTAAATTCTGTACTTGTACGAGTCGCCCCGCCCATCGTCCGGTGCGATTAGCTCCGTAAAATTGAAGCAATCCACGCACACGATTATCGGCACACATGGCGGACACCATAGCTTTATACTTAGTTACAGAAGACTTGGACAACTTGCTCCTAATAGATAAAACCGTCTTAGCCATATCGTCGGCTATACCGAGCGCATCAGCAACGCTACTCTTAGTCAATGTATCCATAGACACGTTAGTATTATCGTTGAGCCAATCGAGCAGTTGATTGCGACTGTTAGGGTTATCTAACCCCGTTAACGCAATAGCCTTATGAGTAAGCTCCGTCTTTTCTTCATCATCAATGGCCAAAGCACCGTTGATGAGCTCTGTATCGACGGCAATCCCCCGTAGGTTCATCTTATAATCTGTTACCCATTGGGCTTGTACAAAGTCGGGTACAGGAAAAGCGGAAAGTCGTTTATAATCTTCCATTTCGGTTACTACGTCCTGCACACAGTACGCTTTGAACAGATTCCATTTAGCCATATCATGATGCGGAAGATTTCTTGTTCGTTGCCCATTTGACCTGGTAGCTTTACAAGGAACACAGAAGTAACGAATAAGGGCTTTACCCGTTGCCAATTTCTTTTTATCATCCGGAAGAAGTAGAGCCTTACCTAATGCGGCAAGCCCCGCAGGGTAGCCAAGATATAGGCCGTGAAGCATAGTGCATCGCCATTGATCAACCGGCGTAGTATAACCCGCCTTATTAAGGCAGGTAATTTCAAAGGCAGCATTATACGCATGCTTGATTACAGATGGGTCATTTAATGCGTCGATTATCTCCTGTGAGAGCGTTTCCCCATTTGCGAGGTCAACTATCTGTACAGGACCAAAATCAACGCTGTACGCGAACAATAATATGTCAAAATTAGGGGCATCCACATATTTGAATACCCCTCCTTTGACTATATCATTGTCCGAGAACGTCTCAATGTCCACAGACAAGTGTTTCATGGCTACCTCCTAAAACGGATCCGCAGGTGCTTCCACCGCGCTGAACACGGAAGAAGCAGAAGGAGCACTCCCACCAAAAGACTCGCCGTCTCTCACTTTTTGCACCGGCCCGAGACCTGCAGCAATACCTTTTTTCCCGGAGAAGAAGTAAGGGTAGAAATTAACCGCCACATTATAGTAAGCACCGGAGTACACCTCAGTAGGGGACAAGATTTTTTGCATTTGCCCGTTTACCACTTCAATCGGTAATTTAGACGATGCCGTAAATACCCAATGCCCTTTACACTCAGCTCCAAACGGTTCACCGTTAGCTCTAAGACCATCACCATCATGTACAGGGTGAGGGACCTGTACCGGTGCTACGCCATTCCACTTTTGTGCTTTCCCTTGCTCAACTGCAGCAGCAATAGCTGCATCAAGTTGAGCCTTACCTGCTGTATCGGTTTTAGGCAAAAGAATTGTCATGGAATATTTAGCCTCTTGGCCGGGTTGTGCTGCATAAGGTTCCATAATATGAACATAAGAACCACGAATGTTTTGAAGTACGATGTTTGTTGCCATAATGTTATTCTCCTTTAACTATTGTAAATACGTCAGAAGCAGACTGTTGATTAGTGATTGCTTCTCGCTTGTCTGTTACGGGAACCAATGTAGGCTTCCCTTCTGATTTAATAATGTAATCACCTACTAAGGCGTTAAATTCTTTCTTCCCAACAACTTTTTCAACTTTGGCCAATGTTAGCGGCGTGCGCTCGTATAGAATAGCCTCATCTATACCATGCCGCATCAGCACGTTAAAAGCTTCGTCCATATCCGTAAAAGAACGAGTGCTACGGCCGGCTACGGCTTTATAACCGTTAATGTCTTCGCCGTTAAGGCATTTCGTAAGAGCCAATTCCTTGATCTCTTTCATCCATTTATCCATGCCTTCTGTTATCAGGATGTACCCCGCAAGATCATCGTTAGTCATGAGTCTTGGGTCGTGTCTAGGCATGAGAGCAACCGCAGCATAGTGTTCAGCCCGTGCCTTACATTCAACTTTTGCATTACAAAAACGGCACCAGTCCCCTGCCTTGCATGTAGGAGACCCTTCAAAGGCCTCTTGAGCTATAGGCTTGATGGTCTCACCCCAAGCGCGAAGTTCGTCCGCCGTAAGCCCCCATTCACTAATAATATTTAGCCGAGGCTGTACGATAGCGAGTTTAACCTTAGTAATACCTCCATAAATGAGTGCGTAGTCATGTATAGCCCCCAGTGCATAGAGTTTTAGCTGAGGGTTATCCTCAGCATCAACCGCTACCCCTTTGCCATATTTAAAATCAACCACATGAAGCTCGTCGCCTAAGAAAATAAGGCAGTCGGCCGTACCAAAACCTTCCGGCACATACGCTGAAAAGTCGACCCTCTTCTCAGCTACGATGAAAGGAGCTACAGCAACGGAGAGTGCCACCTGATTAACATAATCGAGGTAGGTATCCGTATGCCGCATAGCTTCCTTTTTCCACTCTTCTTTCTCGTCCGTATCGGTTAGATTATTGATACGACGTGTGCAGGTAGCTTTTGTAATATCCCCTTTGTAGGCTAGCAGCTTTTGCTCCGCTATAGCATGGGCGTAAGACCCCTCTCTGGCGAAATCCGAAGTCGTATCGGGAAATTTCGCGCATAAAGAAACACTCCCGGGGCAGTGAATCCATCGATAGGCACTACTAGCTGATAATTTCGCATGGACTGTCATTAGATGTGCGCCCCCATTTCTCTAAGTTTAACGACTAAAGCCGGATAATGCTCCTTGCTTAAGAATGAAATAGATCGCGCACCAAAGCTTTGCACAAGAGCGGATAATTCAGCTTGTTTCCCTTGATCAAGAAGCGGGCCGCACGCCGCCATAATTTCTTCAAGTTTATATGTAGGCGGTTTAGCCGTTGGAAGGGCGGTGGTAGCTGGTACCGGTTCTTCCACAGAACCGGTCTTTTCCCCCGTCGGCATAGGGGCTTCAATGATAGGTGTTTTTGCTGCCGGTGTAACTGCTACCGTATCGCCATCGTTAATGTCGGAAAAACGCACACCTCCTACCTTTTCTGCTAATCCTTGAATTTCTTTTGTAATTTGTTCTGCTGATTCAGCAGTAATCTTTATTTCAATCATTGGTTTCTTCCTTTCGGTCTGATAATGTGATATACTTTTAGTGAATACATAGTAGAGCCGCCTTTCAAAAAGGAGCCCTTTTTTTCTACTTGCTTCGTTCAGTATAGGGCAATTGTGCATTTATTTTTGCAAGTATTGGTTGTCTTCTATCATTAATACTTGTACTTACATAATGTAATCACGCCCTTCCATTTAATAATGGTACAATTGGAACGGGATTCTATCGGGAAATATCGTTCCTCCGGCCTGCCGTTGGTTGCCTCCAACAGCAGGCTATTTCTATTTCTCCTTCAAAATAGGGACGAGCAGCTTCTGCCCCGGCTGAATCTTCCGGGCATCCGTAATGTGGTTACGGTCCATGGTCCGGTAAATCATGACCCGTACATCTTCACGATCGTCGTTGATTTTGGAGCAGATATCCCAAAGCGTTTCATTATCATTAACCACAACCACCTTTTCGACGTATTCAGGCTCAGTCATCAACGCCTTTACGCCGGAAACAATGCCAAAGACAAACACCGGCAAGATAATAACTGCCGGGCTAATTCGTCCCCATCTGTAACGATTTCGCCGTCTTGGTCCGGGCATTGGCATCCCTCCTCTCTTCTTTTCCCGCTTTTTCTTTCAACCATTCCCGGCATTCGTCCGGACGGTCCCAAATGTAATCCCTGATATACTGCATGAGCACATACATGCCACCCGCCTCCTTTATACGACTTCCTTCCGGTCTCTCAATATCTGTCATTATTTTCGTATGTAAATTTCAATTTTCGTCTATAAGAAAATCTTTTACTCCTCGTACTTTTTCTTTTTTTATCATCTGTCATTTTTTCGCTCCTTTTCTTTATCTGCTTTATCTTCTGCCAAAATGTAATTAATAGCTCGTTCGTATCTATCCCGCAAAAATGGATTGTTTTCGTGTTTTTGAGCGACTCTTTCTCTTAATTCTTCAAGCGTTCCTTGAAAGCAACCTGTTGTCCATATTCCTAAATCTGCCCAATAGGATATTAAATTATTTCTCCGTGATGTGTTCACCTGTGTGCAAATCACCCTTTGTCCAATGACGCTTATCTGTATCGCGTTTGTTACAAATATATTTTTAATTTTTGCAGCGGAAAAGTTTGTGCAATGCAAATTACTAGACCTAAAATCTACGTCAATTAAGATTGTGCCTGTAAATGCGGCGGTTTTTAAATTCGCATAAAAATACGAAGTATCGGTAATGTCGCAGAGCAAAAATGTAGTGCTGGTAAGATTTGCGTCTCTAAATTTTACCTGATGAAAACTTACATTTTTAAACCTCGCAGAAGATAAATTTGTTCTTTCGAAATTCGTATATGTGCACCTTATATCTTCAAATAATGCCCCACGTAAATTTTGATGTGAAAAATCTTTGTTTGTTATAAGGACATTTCTAAATACCGCTCGCTTGCCCTGCCCCCCGTTAGTGTCCCACCACAGTTTATGGGCTTTTGCTTTCTCGTCGATTTCTTCTTGAGTTATCGTTCTCATTTCTCGCTCCTTTACTCTATAAAACCTTGCTTTAATACGTCATACAGCATTGCGATTCCGCTATCGCAGTGGATATTAACGGTTTTACGCCTACCGCTTATAAAGTGGATGGTTACGGTATTCCCGTCAGCCGAAAGCGTCAAAAGGCACGCTTCATTGTCAAAGGTATTAATGGCATCTTCCAACCGATCTAACGCCGCTTTCTTTTGCCGCAGCTCCCTTTTTTCAACCATCGTTCTCTTTATGCTTTCATTTTTTTCTTGTATATTCATTTATCATCACTCCTTCAAGATAAAGATTTAATCAAACTTTCTGTAAAGTCGTCGTCTTCTGCTTTGATGTCGGCTAACATCTTATCTTTAATCTTTTCCATTATATGTATTTGATTATTCAAAATTCCGCACATCATCGTAAGAAATTGGAGGTTTTCGATTCTGTTGTGTGTCAAGACCATGCATGTTTTACCATCTTTTATTTCGTCTGTTGAAAATTTTAAAAAATCGGTGGTATATTGGATATCTTTTTTAAACAGCTCTTCTACAAATTCAGATATTTTTTCATCTATATCTTTCGGTGGTGCACCGTTAAACAGCTTTCTTTCTTTTTTATCATCTGTCATTTTTTTGCTCCTTTTCCTCATAACGCTTTCACTTTGCTCCTTACTTTTTTCTCTCTCTCTCTAAAGCCCAGCGTTTTTAAATCCCTCCGCTATTGCTTCACCGGACCACCCCAGCGTATGCGCCAGATAAAAGGTAAAGCCCAATCGGTCAATAACGAATGTGCGACCTTTGTGTCCCGGTGTTTTCCAGCATTGCGCGAAAGGATAGCGCCCCAGTGCTATACACTCTCGCACGGCCGTGCTTGTGTACCCTAGAACCGCAGCCATCTGCTGCACGGAAATCGTCTTTTTCATCGCATCAGCTCCTTTCTTTTAGTTCTATACTCATTGCCCCAGATAGCGATTAATAAAATATTGTTGTCCCTTGCCGGTCACTTTCGGTGTTTTACTAACACTGATATGACCGTCGGCGTGACTGACCGTTGTTTCTTTTATTTCAAACAACTTTAAGTCCATTGCCTTTTGCGTCGGCGTGACTGACCGTTGTTTCTTTTATTTCAAACAACTTTAAGTCCATTGCCTTTTGCGTCGGCATGTTATAATCCGTTCCTTTACGGCTAATCAAATACCCGTCTTGACGTAAGCGTTCAAACAAACGATTCTGACCAACATTCAATCCTGCCTGTTTCATAATCTTGGCTAACTCTCCAATTAATATGCTTGTATGACTGGCACTCACCGTATCGGCAAATAACACTTTCGGTTTATCCGCTTCAATCTGTTTTAGTGCCTGTTCTTTTTCCGTCTTTATTTGTTTAAAGTTCGTTAGTAAGCCAATGATAAAGTCGGGGTCATTCATCGCCCGTTCTACCGTGTCTATCGTCATATACGCTCCGTGCTGTCGGATACTCGGTATTACGTCATGTGTTATCCAACGTTTAAACTCTTTCGCTTCCGGTTTTCGACTTGAAAGCACAAGATTGTACAGTCCGTATTCATTTACTATTGATTTTTCTGGGTTCCCCGGAATACCGTCATTTAAAATGACACTATTCTTTTCATCGTTATCTAGCCTAGATAATGCTTGCCTTGAATTACTAATATCCAAACAATCACATACATCTTTAGCCACGAACCATGGTTCTCCGTTTTGTTTAATCACTCGAACATTACCGAAAGTACTGTTGGTAAATATTTTTAACTCGTTCATAAGCAAACCTCCTTTTTACATCGACTTTGTACAAATTGCGCTACGCAATTTCCGGAGCAAAAAAATAGTAATAATATTCCCTATCGCTTAACTTTAAAGCCTTGCCTAAAGAATCGGCTTCATCTAATGTGAGCGGTCTAACACGATTTAATTTTTGACTTACAGTCGGTTCGCTACAATCTAAAATATGAGGCGCCGCTAAGTCTTTTTGTGTTAACCCCAACTCTACCATGCGGGCTTTAATCTTTCGGGTATTTAGCATTGTCATAACCTCCTTTTCTCTTTTATTGAATTGCGCTGTGCAATTATTACATTCATAGTGTACAACTTTTAAAATTAAACGTCAATAGCCCTGTGCAATTTTTTTTAAAATTTTTTATATTTCAATTTGCTTAATGCAATAATTATTGTTATAATAAAATACAGAAAAGGGAAAAGGGGATAATTGCCATGACTAAGTTGGACAGCCTTTTAATCGGCAAAAGAATAGCAATCGCAAGAACAGAAAAAAATATGACCGCCAAAGAATTGGCGGAGGCTATAAAGGTTGCCGCTTCTACAATTTCACGTTACGAAAAAGGAGAAATAGTAAAAGCAAAAATACCCGTTATTGAGGCTATTGCCAGAGTATTGGGTGTTAATCCTATGTGGCTTATTGGAAAATCAGAATACAAAAAGAAAAAGATATGCTTGCCGTCTGGAATAAAGAATTACCAAAAGGAACATTTAAGCCTGAAATGAAGAAAGTGCCTATGTTAGGGTATGCCGCCGCGGGGCAACCTCTTGAAAATCTTGACGGACAGGACACGTATTATGTCCCGGTTGACGGCAACCAAAAGGTTGACTTCTGTATTACCGTTCGGGGCGACAGCATGACCGGAGCCGGCATTAATGACGGGGATATAGTTTTTGTACGGCAACAACCGGAAGTTGAAAACGGTCAGATTGGTTGTTTTGAAATAGACAGAATCAACGTTTGTTTAAAACGTTTTTATAAGACCATGGATGGCGTCATGCTCGTTTCTGAAAACCCCAAATACGCTCCTATGGTATTTACTGCTGATAACTGTGAGGATTTTAAAGTATTAGGGCTTGCAGTTATTAAGCAATCTAAGATACGTTAAAAGCGGGCGCGGGACATACCCACGCCCGGGAAAGGGGATCGGGAAAAGTGAAGAGAGCAAATGGGACCGGCTCGGTCTATAAGATGAAGCATAAGGCTTTACGTAAGCCCTATCGAGCTGTGGTCACGCTGGGATACGGCCCGGACGGAAAAGCACATCGTAAAGCTCTTGGCTCTTTTGCGACGCAAAAAGAAGCTTATCTGGCCCTTGCCCGATACGAACCCGCCGCGAGGGGGGAAAAGGTCTTTACATTCGGCGACTGCATCGAATTACGTATAAAAAATGCCGAACGTGAGGGTCTATCGCCCACACGTATACGGCAATATAAAAGAATTAAAAAGTTGTGTGCACAGTTTGTGAACTGCCCGATGCGGGATATACGGGCGAGCCACGTACAGCCGCTATTTGATGATAGCAATATGGCTCAAACTACAATGCTAAACATAAAAGGTTTTTTCACATCTATTGGGTCGCTTGCGGTAAAGCTTGACGCCATACCGCGGAACTACTTCTCCGACATCGTCATAAGTAAGCACGCAAGGCCCGTACGCACGATGCACGTATACACTTCAGAGGAAATACGAACCATTTGGAATCATCGCGATAATGACATCGCAAAAATGACGTTACTATACATTTATACGGGTGCACGGCTGCGGGAACTTACGAATATGCCCATCGCCGATGTACACATAGCAGATCGCTATATGATAGGCGGCGAAAAAACGAAGGCTGGGAAGAACCGCGTTATCCCTATTGCTGATTGCGTCTTGCCGTTTGCCGACTACCTATACAAACGGGCGGCTGAAAAGGGCAGCCCGTATCTCTTTGGTGGAATTACGGGGGACACTTATTATAGAAGATTAAAGCTTTTTTTGGCGGATTTGAGACTGCCTACACACCACCCACACGAATCGCGACATACGTTCATAAGCATGTGCGGCAACGCTGGAATCGACCCGGTTCTGATAAAAAGGATAGTGGGGCATGCTGGATCGGACATCACGGAACGCATATATATGCACAAAAGCATAGAGCAATATACAGAAGCCGTGAATCGTTTACCCGTTTTATGGTTGAGCAACGGTTGA